AATAGCTGTGCAGCAGTCACTTCACTTTTACCAAAGAGAATAAGCCACGCTAGTAATTTTTGTTTTACTCTATTAACTTGGTAGTCTGACATGAGTGCATCAAGCATAGCTTCTTTAACTTCGTTATCTATCGGGTCGTCTGACATAATACTTCCTCTCTTTAAGAGATGTATCCTCACACTTCAAACACTCAATACAAGCCTTGTCTATGAGTAAATCTTCATAGTGTCTTTCAGTATATAACACATACCTAAACCTGTCCAACTCCATGACTGCAAAGTTAATCAAGTTGCGTTCTAACTCCCACGCTTTCGGTCCAACAATCTGCTTATAAAGTGTAGATATTTCAGCATCAGTCATAACATCAAGTAAGTCTTGCACACGATAACTCTTTAGCTGATTGGCTACATACTCCCTTGTTTGTTTTGCTCTCATCTTATAACCATAACAAGAAGTAAAAAGATATTGATACCCACAGACACAACTGCACAAAAGCGTAGTCGTCTGTAATGCTCTCTTGGGATTGTTGTATACTCTGATAGATATACTTCTCTATCATAACCTTTATATATTCCTTTGATTTTCATTTTGCATCTCCCTTTTTTAGATAGCAAACACACCCATTTTCGTCTCTGTATTCATTACCAAATTGGTCAATAATTCTACCATTATTATCAACCTGTAAATCTCTTTCAATCATCTCTTGTTCACTCATTTTGCATCTCCATTATCGAACCACATTACATATACATATAGTGCGAATACAACCACACTTAATGCACCTAAAATATACCATTCATAAATACTAATCATTTCGTTCCCCTTTTAAACATAAGTCATAAGCCATCATTTGATACATGGCTTTGCATAAATAATAGTTAGTCATGGTATAGCCACCAACAAAACTACTAATAATTTTTACTTCTAAATTATCTAACATCATCTCTCTCCTTAAAAGTCTGCCGTATGTTTATAATCAGCACCATTCACTTGGCTCAAATGAATAGATACTTGCCATGCTTTCTTTTTAGATACTTGTAAATCTTTCAAAGCTTTTTGTTTAGCTGACCAAACATCATCAGCTTGTATTTCATACTGCTCACCTAAATACAACGCGATATAGCCATTCATGATTTTCTCCCTTGTATAGTTAACGGACAAACTTACCACCAAGTAACTTTGTCCTACCCTTATTGCGTAGACAGTTTCCTACGCAACATAACCATTATAGCATATCTAATTTACATTGTCAAGTGATTGGCTATTTATTTTAACTGTCTATTCCCAGTATTATTGAGTTAACTTTGTTAACTTTGTGGTTATTACAGGATATGTTTAAATACTCCCTGTGCTTAATTTTTAATCAGTTGTTAATCAACTCTCGAGTCCATTTGTTTACTTGTGTTCTGAGTAGGGTTATACGTGTATTTGCATCTACACGTGTTTGAAAATAGGGTGACTCGCATACTTGACGGACGGACGGTCATAGGCAGGGTGTTTTACCCCGAATTGACTTTGTAACGTATTATTATTAAGTGCTTGATTATTAAGGGTTTCTTGTATTTACAATGTCCATCTCTACACCATTTTATAACGTGCTAAGTCATTGATTATTAAGTAATAATACGTAACTTGTAAAGAGATGGACTCATTCATAACACGCTAAGTCATTGATTATTCAGTAATAATACATTATAACGTTAAAAAGGCTCTGCGCGGCGCTGACGAATAAAGGCAGAAAAAAATAAAATCAGACTAGCCACAAAGTTAAAAAAGTTAAAATAAATTTTCGTCTCGAGGTGTTTTTAGAAAAGTAACGTTATAATGTAATAATACAAAATACTTAATAAAATCAATAACTTAACTTTTAGACCTGCGTTTTCTAAGTCATTGATTATTAAGTAATAATACGTAATAGTCAATTACTTGACTCGCTAAGTCATTGATTATATTATTTTAATACGTGCCACGTTATAATACACCTATGCAACGTTATACTATACAATGTCCATAACCCTATTCTGACACACACAAAGATGTAGCCACAAAGTTAACTTGGTGGACTCACTCACATACTTGTCTATAACGGTCATCACAAATTTAACTAAGTTAACTTTGTGAATGAATTTGAACCAAAAAAAAAGCCCGTCAATCTATGGACAAAGTTACCACTATGTAACTTTGTCCGATAAAAAAACGGGCAAAAAAAAGGCGCGTATGAAATTAATCATACGCGCCTAAAGTTAAGAATAATAAACTATTCTTTTATAGATAACGCTTCCAAGTCAATAATGTTATTTTTAATATATGCCATTAAAGCCTCGTTTGGATATACGCGCTTTTCAAACCATTCTTTATTTTCTTTTACAAGTTCTTTTTGGCGCTTAATTTCTAGGTCTTTTTTAGCTTTGTCCCTAGCGTCCAAACGTTGCGCTAATTCTACACGTGTTAACTCACTATCAGGCTTAGCGTCCCTTTCGGCGCGTCTCTTTGCCTTTGCTAACGCGTCAGGGGATTGACTTTCTTGCTTAGAATAACCCTTTGCATCAAGTCCCTTAACTATCAAAGTCCAATAATGCGACGCAAAACTCTTTTCGTCTATGCCACGCGACAAAGTAACGGCGCTTAAAATGTCATCATGGATTTTAACCCATAACGCCCTTGAAGGTGTAGAACCTAGCGCTTCAATAATATAATCCACGATAAGCGCTATTCTTTGCGCCTTGTCTTTAGTGAAGCCCTCATTCATATCTATAAGAGTTTCAATAACGCTAATCACATCATCAACCTTTTTACTTTGCATAGCTGTAAAACTTATTACTGATTTCTTTATTTCTATCTTACTTTGCTTTAATGATACTTTAGTAGATTGTTTCATTTTATATATCCTCATGTTATTTAAAAAAGAGACAAACTTACAGGGTTGTAACTTTGTCCCATGAATTGATGTATAACTCAATCCATAACCGAAGTATAGCACAGGTAATTGACAAAGTCCAGCAATTGACAGAAATAAAATGAAATACATATAAGGTATAACCCCTACCATACCCCCACAACCCCGTTTTTTTGTGGGACTCCTTGCATTCTATTTACACTGAACTTTGCACAAACGATATGATATTTTTTAAAAAATAGAAACCCACCCCCTTCATTTTAAAAAAGGGGAATAAAAAATTTTTTATAAAAAATTTAAAAGATTAGGGTTACGCTGCGAAAGAAGAACCACACCCACATGTACTAGTAGCAGCGGGGTTTTTTATTTCAAAACCTGAAGTCATTAAAGAAGTGTTATAACTTATAACAGACCCAGTTAAGTATTGCATGCTATGAGCATCTACAAGTAAAGACACTTCATCTTGGTCTACTACAAAGTCATCTTCATTTTGAGTATCATCGAAAGTAAAACCATATTGAAAGCCAGAACAACCACCACCGGATACATAGATTCTTAGTTTAAGTCCTATAACATTTTCATCTGCTAACAAACCTTTTATTTTTACTATTGCAGAGCTATCTAGGGTTATATGGTTCAAATGGCTTTAGGATCGAAGTTGTATAACTCGGAGTAGACAGATTTAATACGAAGGAATTTAGGACCATGCTCATGGAAGTCATCATCGCCTCGAACATAGAGAGCTAGGTGTACCATTTCATGAAGAAGAGTTTGAAAAATAGTAGTGAAGTGCCCGCAAGCGTTAGAACTTATTTGAATCTCCATCTCATGCTCATCAAAGCAACCATATATATTAGGGTTCTTAATTACTTTAAATTTAACTTTATGTGACTTAGGCATAGGAAGAGTATTGAATGGCGCCATCTGGCATGCCATGTTATAAAGTATTTCTAAATTTTTTCTAGTTAACGTAGTTTTCATACGTTAGGTTTTATTTGTTGACGCGGACCAAACAGTTCCTTCTTATATACTGCAGTGGTATCAATTTCAGGAAAGTAAATATGAACTACAGCTTCTACAATCTTCCAACAGCCAGGGTGTATAAATCCAGGTTCACTTGCATATGCATAATAGTAGTAAAGAGATTTAGCTAACTCAGGAGAGCAAGCTTGAGAAGTTAAAACAATCTCACCTACCTCAGTTTTCATAGCAAACTCTTGAGGCAACGTTTCACTATAAGCATTATCAATACAGGAGGTTACCCACCATAAAATAAAAGCCGTAATTGCTAAAGTAAGGAAGTCTTTCATATACCCATTATACTAAAAAATGCTTGCATAACAACAAATTATGTTATATATTGGGCTGCAATAGCTGCAAATAAATTTCTAGGATGTAAACAGCGACATTTTATGGCAATAACAATCATTCCAACAGCAAATAAGCCCCTGCCTGACGATTTTGACTCAGAAGAACCCACTATTGATGCTATAAGAATCAAAGTTGCCGCTGCTACTATGAAAGTTTTGAATGAAGCAGGCTCAGAAATCCCTGTTTCTTCCGCTGAAAAGAAAGAAGCTGAAGAAATTTTTAAGAATTTTACAAATCCTGAGTCTACAGAGAAGATTACTACTGCCCAAAACAAATCTTTAAGCGTTCCCGCAACAGTTCAGCACTTATATGCCATGCTTTCGGATTATGATCATCAAGTTGTACAAGAAGCCGTCCAATTGAGACGGTTTGTTACAAATAAACTTATAGAAGATGCAGGATTAGCTGATCCAAGACACAGATTAAAGGCTTTAGAACTGTTAGGTAAGATATCAGATGTAGGTTTGTTCGCCGAAAAGACGGAAATTACTGTTAAAAATCTTACTAACGAAGACTTAGAAATGCAAATTAAATCAAAGCTTTACAAAATATTAGGGAAAACATCAGCTATAGATACGACATTTGAAATTATAGATGCAAAAGACGTAACTCCTTCTATTTAATATGGCAATTAATATTACAGGATTCAGCGAGGCTGATGTACAAAAAGCCTTAGATAATATTAGTTTATTACCTAGACACGAGCAAATTGAGCTGCTTACAGAACTAGATCAACTAGAAGATAAACAAGCAGTAGAGAAAAGACAAAATACTTTTTTAGAATTTATAGATCATGTATACCCAGGTTATAAAGTAGGAGCACACCATGCTAGGTTGGCTAAAATATTTGAAGAGATTGCAGCAGGAAAAAAGAAACGAGTTATTGTTAATATTGCTCCGAGGCACGGGAAGAGTGAACTTATCTCTTATCTTGCTCCTGCCTGGTTCCTTGGGAAATTCCCTGATAAGAAAATTATTATGGCATCGCATACAGCCGACTTGGCAGTTAATTTTGGACGTAGGGTTCGTAATCTTGTTGGTAGTGATGCTTATAAAGATGTATTCCCTGGTGTAGAGTTACAAGCAGATAGTAAGTCTGCATCTCGTTGGGGTACAAATCATAATGGAGAATACTTTGCTATTGGTGTTGGTGGTGCCCTCGCTGGTCGTGGGGCTGATTTGTTTATCATTGATGATCCACATTCCGAGCAAGACGCCAAGTTGGGAAGACCGGATGTTTTTTTGCCTGCTTGGGAGTGGTTTCAGTCTGGTCCAATACAGCGTCTTATGCCTGGTGGTGCGATTATCGTAGTCATGACTAGATGGTCTAAGCTTGACTTAACAGGTCAAATAGTTAACCAAATGGTAAAGAATGACGATGTAGATGATTGGGAAGTAGTCGAGTTCCCTGCAATTATCGAAGATAAACAAGGAGTTATGAAACCCTTGTGGGAAGAGTTTTGGAGTTTAGAAGAACTACTAAGTAAAAAAGCTGCACTAGACGCACGATACTGGAATGCTCAATACATGCAGAACCCAGTGTCAGAAGAGGGTGCATTGATTAAAAGAGAGTGGTGGAATATATGGGAAAAAGAAGATCCACCAAGTTGCGAATTTACCATCATGTCTCTCGATGCTGCCCAAGAAGCTAACAACAGGGCGGATTATAATTCGTTAACTACGTGGGGAGTCTTTTTTAACGAAGAAGTCAATAACTATAATATAATACTACTAAATGCCATTAAGCAACGGATGGAGTTTCCTGAACTCAAAGAATTGGTATTAGCTGAGTACAAGGAATGGGAACCCGACGCATTCATAGTAGAAAAGAAATCTAACGGAGCCGCTCTCTATCAAGAGATGAGGAGAATGGGTATTCCGCTAGGAGAATTCACACCGGGCAAGGGTCAAGACAAGATTAGCCGTGTTAACTCTGTGGCAGATCTCTTTAGATCTGGTATAGTGTGGGCTCCAGATAGAAGATGGGCACATGAACTGATTGAAGAATGTAATGACTTTCCATCCGGTGCTAATGATGACCAAGTAGATAGCACCACTGTAGCGCTGATGAGATTCAGACAAGGTGGGTTCATTAGATTACCTAATGATGAAGCTGATGAGATTAGAAGCTTTAAAAGTTCTAAGAATAGACTGTACTCAATATGATTGTTTATAGAGTTGTTGGTTTATTTAGTTTAAGAAAACGCGTTATTAAAATGCGAACATCAGATAAGAACGCAAGACGATACACAAAGAGATATAGACGTATATGGTTTTGGAATGAAGATAGATGGAATCAACGACACGGAATAAAAGGATAAATTATGGCAGTTAATGTAGATAAAAGTGTATACCAAGCTCCGATGGGGTTAGATCAAGATCCACAAAATCCAGAAACGGATTCGTTAAGTATTGACATTGAAGATCCAGAATCTGTTACCTTAGATGACGGCAGTATGGAGATTACCATTGTGCCGGGTAAAGAAAAAGATGATAAGTTTAATGATAACTTAGCAGAGGATATGTCTGAAGCCGAACTGACTGAATTGTCAGGAGATCTTATTGGTGAGTATGATGCCGATATAGCATCGAGGAAAGATTGGTTAACCACTTATGTAGATGGTCTAGAATTATTAGGGCTTAAAGTGGAAGATAGAACAGAACCATGGGCAGGTGCATGTAATGTGTATCATCCACTCATGACTGAAGCGCTAGTTAAGTTCCAAGCTGAAACTATGATGGAAACTTTCCCAGCTGCAGGTCCTGTTAAGACACAAGTTGTGGGCAAACAAACCCAAGAAAAAATGGACGCAGCACTTCGTGTTAAAGAAGACATGAACTATCAGTTGACTGAAGAGATGCCTGAGTATAGACCTGAACATGAACGCATGTTATGGGGACTAGGACTTTCAGGGAATGCGTTTAAAAAAGTATATTATGATCCATCAATCGAACGTCAAGTATCGATGTATGTTCCCGCTGAAGATTTAGTTGTACCGTATGGTGCATCAAGTCTTTTAACTGCCGAACGTGTAACTCATGTTATGCGTAAGACTCCAAACGAATTACATAAATTACAAGTTGCAGGGTTCTATAGAGATGTTGATCTTGGTGAAGCGTTCTTAGATATTGATGAAGCTGAGAAAAAAATTGCTGAGAAGTTAGGGTTCAATCCAACAGAAGATGATCGTTATAAAATATTAGAAATGCACGTTAATATAGATTTAGAAAACGGTGATGATAAAGACGGTATTGCACTTCCTTATGTTGTAACTATTGAAAAAGGTACAGGTACAATTTTAGCGATTCGTCGTAATTGGAATCCTGATGATAAGAAGAAATTAAAACGTCAACATTTTGTTCATTACGGTTACATTCCAGGCTTTGGCTTTTATTGCTTTGGCTTAATTCATTTGATAGGTGCTTTCGCAAAATCAGGTACTATGATCTTACGTCAACTTGTAGACGCAGGTACTCTATCGAACTTACCAGGCGGTATGAAGTCAAGAGGACTTCGCATCAAAGGTGATGATACTCCAATTGCTCCAGGTGAATGGAGAGATGTAGATGTACCATCAGGTGCTATACGCGATAACATTTTACCGTTGCCTTATAAAGAACCTTCACAAGTTCTTAATCAGTTAATGAATCAAATCATTGAAGAAGGTAGAAGGTTTGCTTCTGCTGCAGATATGAAAGTATCTGATATGTCAGCTAATTCTCCAGTAGGTACTACACTTGCAATTCTTGAACGTACATTAAAAGTAATGAGTGCAGTTCAAGCACGTGTGTACTATGCAATGAAACAAGAGTTTAAGTTACTAGCAGGTATTATTCGTGATTACACACCAGAAGAATATAGTTATGAACCTGAAGTAGGTGATAGACGTGCTAAACAATCTGATTATGATTGTTGTGAAGTTATTCCTGTATCAGATCCCAATGCTGCAACCATGTCACAGAAAGTTGTACAGTATCAAGCAGTTATGCAAATGGCTCAAGCCAATCCACAAATTTATGACTTACCAGAACTTAATAAACAAATGTTAGAAGTTTTAGGAGTTAAAAATATTGGTAAGCTTATTCCCACTGTTGATGATCAGAAACCAAAAGATCCTGTATCTGAAAATATGGCTATCATTAATGGTAAACCTGTTAAAGCGTTTATTTACCAAGATCATGAAGCACATATTAAAGTGCACATGGCGGCAATGCAAGATCCTAAGATGGCTCAATTAATAGGTCAAAACCCTATGGCACAACAAATACAAGCTGCAGCATTAGCTCATATTAATGAGCACGTTGCGTTTGCATATAGACAGCAAATTGAAAAACAATTAGGTTCAAGCCTTCCTGACCTTGATAAAGAACTTCCAGAAACAGTAGAAGTAGAATTGTCTAAACTTACTGCTCAAGCTGCAGAACAACTTTTACAATTAAATCAAAAAGAAATGGCACAACAACAAGCTCAACAACAAGCTCAAGATCCATTAATCCAAATGCAGCAACAAGAGTTAGCTATTAAACAACAAGAAGTTCAAATTAAAGCTCAAAAAACTCAAGCTGATATTGAACTAGATAAAGCTAAATTACTTCTTGATAAAGAAAAAATAGATTCTCAAGAAAGAATTGAAGGAGCTAAACTTGGTGCTAAATCTGCTTTTGATAAAGATAAACTAGAAGCTGATCAACAAGCTCGTGGAGTAGAATTAGGTTTACAAATGTCTCATAAAGAATCAGATCAAACTCATGCTAAAGATATGCAAGCAAATGATTATGCAATGCAAATGCAACAACAAGGAACACAACAACCACAGGAGTAATAAATCATGGACCAAACGCTAGAGCTATTATTGTCTCGAATAGATGATCAGCGCAAAACAGTATTAATAAATTTAGGAGACGGAGCCGCAAAAGATTTTGCTTCGTACACTAATATGACAGGATATATTCGAGGTCTATCCGTCGCAGAAAGTTTGATTAAAGACCTTGCACAGAAAATGGAGACGTATGATGAGTGAACCAATTCTCACAATGAAAAAAAATTTAGTTGATGCCTCTGGTCGACCAATTATTATTCCAACGGTTAATGAAGTAGATGCAGAAGATATACCTATTGATGAACGGGGCTTACAGTTACCAGAACCAAAAGGATATAGAATTTTATGTGCAATTCCAGAAGCAGAGGAAACATATAAAGGTGGCATTGTTAAAGCAGCTGGAGCTAAATCTATAGAAGAACATTCAACTGTAGTTTTATTTGTAGTAAAAGTAGGTGACTTAGCTTATAAAGATGAAGTCAGATTTCCTACAGGTCCATGGTGTAAAGAGGGTGATTTTGTTCTAACACGTGCATACGCAGGTACTAGGTTCAAGATCCACGGAAGAGAGTTTAGATTGATCAATGATGATACCGTAGAAGGTGTTGTCGAAGATCCTAGAGGATATACAAGAGCATAATGGCGCAGTCTAAAGAGCAACGAAATATTTATTTAGCTGAATGGCGAAAAAAGAATCGAGATAAAACTCGAGCCTCTCAAAAAAAGTATTATGAGGCTAACAAAGAGCTTTGTTTAGATAAAATAAAAAATTGTCAAAAAGCTAATAAAGATAAATATAATAAATTTATTTATGGGTGGCAAAAAGCTAATCCAGATAAAGTAGCTGCTATAAGAAAGCGATATTATGAAAAAAATTCTGCCAAAGATATAGCCAGAGTAAGGCGGCGTCAAGGCAAAATAAAGCACTGTGAAATATTTATGAATGCTGGAGAACTGGCAGAGATACAAGGATTATATGACTTTTGTCGAATTTTTAAAGGGTTTGAAATAGATCACATAATCCCTTTGAATGGCAAATTAGTTTCAGGTCTACATATTTTATCAAATTTGCAAGTTTTACCTATTTATGAAAATCGCAGCAAACAAAATAAATACGTTATTGAATAAATAACGCAAACAAGGAGTAATATATGGCTGACGTAAAAGATGGAGATATTGTTTTTGAATATCCAGATGATGATGAAATAACAGGAAATAAACTGCCTGATGAAAAAGAATTAAAGACTAAAAAAGAAGAAGCTCAGGTCGATGATTTTGACCTTGAGATAGAAGATGACACACCTGCACAAGATAAAGGTAAAGAACCACTACCAAAAAATCTTGTCGAAGAATTAGAAAATGATAATCTAGAAGAGTATTCAGACCGAGTTAAAACTCGTATGGCTCAACTTAGAAAAGTTTATCATGATGAACGTCGTGCTAAAGAAGAAGCAGATCGTGAACGTCAAGAAGCAATTAAGTTTGCAAAACAAATTGCTGATGATAATAAACAGCTAAAAGCTACTTTAAGTTCTGGAGAATCAACTTATATTGAAACTCTTAAAGGCTCTATAGAACAACAGTTACACTCAGCTAAACGAGATTATCGTGAAGCTTATGATTCTGGTGATACTGAAAAGATTATAGATGCTCAACAAAAGATGAATGATGCTCAGTTACGGCTGTCTCAAGCTCAAAACTATGAGCCTAGGTTTAAAAGTACTTTACAACCAGACGAAAAAGATGTATATATACAACAAAATGAACAACGTTCGTTTAAGCCCGATGCTAAAGCTTCAGCTTGGCAAGAAAAAAACGATTGGTTTGGTAAAGACGAAGAAATGACCAGCTTAGCGCTTGGTCTACATGAAAAACTAGTTAGAAGTGGATTAGACCCTACATCTGACGAATATTACCGTCGTATTGATAGTACGATGCAGAAACGATTCCCAGAAAACTTTGGGGATGCAACGCTAGACGAGGACCAACCCGCCGAGCGCACAAAACCTTCGAATGTAGTTGCT